ACCAGAAAATGCTGAACCACCATTATTATCTAAGACTTTATAAACTCTAAAATCAGAAGTCATAAAGTAAAAGGTTGAGTCAAATAAGTCTGAAGAACCAGATGTGGACGTATTTGAAGATGAATAGTCGTGCCTATACATATCAAAGGTTGCACCATTTGACCAGTTTCTACGAGGAATGGATCTTTTTACATCAGAGGACGTAATGAGTTTTGCACCCAACATTGATCTCCACGCACGAAACTCATCTTCTGGGCCTGTGTTTGGAGTTGGTGGGGAACTATCAGTTCCACCAGTTGTTGTTGAGGTGTATGCAGTTGCCTTCCCCAAGAACAAATAGTAAGTTGAAGCAGATGCCTCTGTAAATGATTCTACGAACTGCGAAGCATTATGTTGTCTAAATTTTTCTGTAATAATTGCCGACATTTTTACACCTTTTACTTTATTTATACAAAAAGTTTTAGTGGGTTATTCCTGTTGCACCCTCTAAATCTATGTTATTTCCATTTGTTTCATCTAACAAATACTCTGTGTTTGTATTTGTTGTATCTGTTGCATCCTCTAATGCAATCTCTCCAGTGCTTCTTACAACTATTTCTGCAGCCTGAACGTGACCCACTGTGACTTTACTACTACTATTTAGTCTAAAGTTTGCGAGAGGAATATGTCCTTCAGATGCAAACACGTTATGAAATTCTGATAACAATCTAGCAGGTTCTCTATAATCATGGAAAGCCTCATGGACTAAGAAATCCCCAGCATTAGATCCAGAACTATCAGTTCCGTCTAAAATAATATCACCATCTATTTCAGAAAGCTCTAATTCTACATGAGATTGTTTTGGTGAATTTATACCATCCTCAAGAACTATCTCCTCACCATCATTTAGTAATATTCTTGACTGATTAGAATTAGTGGAGAAATCCTCTGTTACAATAACACCAGAGGTTTCTAACTGTACATAGTTTCTCAATGTAGTCTCTTGGATGATATGACTTCCAGCATTAGATCCAGAATCATCAGTTCCATCTAACAGGAGATTACCAGCATTTTCCAGAGTGATACCATCTTCTTCACCACCACCCCAGTTTATACTATCGTTGGTGTCACTTAAATTAATTCTATCTAATCTTCTTATTTCTTCAAAAGTAATATCACCAACATCTGAAAGAGTTATTGTCTGGTCATTGTGATTTGAGTCTAATAAGAGCCTATCATTTTCATCAACCTTAAATCCAACTGGGAAGGAGAAGAACATTGATTCTGCGAGTAGGTTCTCTCCAGCATTTGAACTATCCGTATCAGTTCCATTCAATACAATGTTATCTCCCTCGTTGGAGCCACTTGCATCAGTTCCATTCATAACGATAAATGCATCACCTTCGTCAAGTGGTAATTGACCATCCAACACAAGAACATCTGCAAGAGTGCCACTTCCAGACTCTAGTGCGATACCACAAGTTCCATTCTTTGTTCCAAAAGGTAACTCTGCAAGGTGAAGTAAAAGATTTCTTTCTAGGTAAATTGGGTTCTTACTAATACTGACAATTTGTTCTTTGACAACTGCACCATCATAGTCAGCAGATGGAGCATGAGATGTTTCTGACATCAAACGACCACCACCAGAATCTACACCAGAAGTTATGTCATCGTCTGCCATTCTGGTGTTTGCCTCGTATAGTATAGACTCACCAGCATTAGAAGATGAACCATCTGTTCCATCCAATACAATTTGATCTTCACGACTTCCGATTGGAATTTGACCATCGTGTCTATCAGACTTAGGAACACCAATACGCATTTGCAGTCTTTGTGAGAATAGAGTTTCAATTACAGACGCAAGTATCGGTGAGAACAATCTATCACCAGTGTAATCAGATACACCAGCCGCAGTGTTCGTGATCGCAGCAGATACCAGAGTTGCGATTGTAACTCTACCAAATGGTTGGAAACCAGCAGGGTGAACTGCCTTCTTGAGTTCATTCACATAGGTTGAGAAAGCCTCACCAACTTGAACTTCATAGGAATAATCTTGATAGTAGTAAGAGTCTTGTATACGAATTAAGTCTTGTCCTAACAGACTATCAATACCAGCATAAGAACCAGCATCAGTTGATATGATATCAACAGCAGTTGTTCCAGTTGCAATATCTGCTGTTACAATAGTTCCACTTGCACCAGAACTATCTGTAATAGTGACATTACGATTTGAAAAATCAATCCCACTTTCGTTTATGATATGACTGTCAGCATCAGTTGAATCACTATCTGTTCCATTCAGAGTTATCTGACCATTACCAGTTTCATCTACACCAAGAAGTTTACTACCTTCATCCGTATCGGCAGCAGATGCGTTCAATAATATTGAATCACCAAAGTCCTCTGTCGCAAGTCTGCCACCAGATGTGCCCTCTAGTTGTATAAATATGTTTCCAGTATTGTCCTCTTGAACTTGGTCAAATAAAATTTTATCTTCCACATCTTGAAGTTGACCTAGTATGGCTTCCTCAAGTAAAATTTGTCCACTATTATCTTCAAATCCAAATACTGAAGTTGTGGTATCAAAACTAGGGGTATCATCTTCTATTATCAGTGTTACTCTGTTTGGCCCATTTTTAGTGCTATCAATAATTAGATTTTCACCAATATCTTTTACAGCCTTTTCATAAGATGGTGTTTGAGCAATGTTGCCCATACCAGAGTGGTTAACACAATAGTAATATAGAACTGGAGCACCAATTCCAGTTAGACTGTGAGTTTCAGTCTGACCACGATCCACACCACTTACAATGTGCGTCTCAGCAGTTAAGGCAGTCAGATTTATTGCAGTTCCAGCCTCTGCGTTAGAAAGAGTGGTGGCAAGTTTAATAAAATTCTCATTTACTTTAATAACAAAAAATGTTCCATTGTTGGTTAAGTTTGTCAGAGTTGTCCCACCCTTGTTAGAATAGACAACTGCGTGACCAGTTTCAAATCCGTGATTAAATATGTTTATCGTATCAGTGGTATCAACATTTGTATCGGAACTTAATCGAAAAAATCCAACTGTCTCTACATTGAGAGTTGCGTTAAAGGTTCGTTCATCACGATCACCACTTGCAACAGCAATTTGAATGTATGCACCAGCAGTTCCAGATGCGATATTTGCTGAAGATGTAGTCACACCAGCAGTATATGCAGTCCCACTATTATGTGTCCCATCTGAAGTTTCAGAAAATCTTAGTTGATGGTTCTTTGCAGAGTCGGCATTGTACAATGAACTATCAGATAAGTCAAAGTAATAAGTATTGCCCTCATACAAAACTAATCTTGGTGCAGCTTCATCATTAATATAATATATGTTTGCGGTATCAGCTGCATTTCTACCAACACGAACTTTAAAAGTAATATTTTGTGATGGGGGTGTGACTATCTCTGATCCATCTAGTATAATGCTGTCCCCATCCTCAAAGTTTGCATCAATGATATCCTCAAGTAAAACTGCCGCAGGCATATGTTCTAGATTACCTTGCTCTAGTTGTATACCCTCTTGAAATGTACCAGTCTGTTCTTGTTCAACTCTTACTACGTTTTCAAATGTTGTGTCAAGAACATTTGTATCAGCATCAAAACCCTTTACTGTTCCAGTGTGAGTTGTTAAAGTATTTGTGTTTGCAAAAGTTCCAGTGACATCTTTAAGAACAAAGTGAGCTCTAAATGTTGCATCTGGTGGATTTGTTCCAACATAGTTAAAGCCAGGATCGGTAATTTTTATTGATCTTGCTGCACCAATGCTCTCTGTGGTTGAAAGAAGTGACGCACCAGTTCCAGTTGTAGTTGTGATAGAAACAGTTGGTAGTTTCGTATAACCTTGACCACCACTAGAAACTTGAACCTTTTGTATAGAACCACTTTCAGTTGAGTCTTCATCAAGATTCGTAAAGGTGTCAAACTCTAAAACAATTTGATCTGTCGCAGTCGTGTATGTGTCTGCGACTTCACTAACACTATCAGTTAAAATATTGTGTCCAGCATTATCACTATCACTATTAGTCCCATCAAGAATAATTAAATCATTTCTGTCTGCGTATACATAAATTTCATCACCAAGTGCTGGAGTAAAATCTGTGGAGAAAGTCAAAGTAGTTCCACTTGCAGTCCAAACAGTTTCACCAGCTGCGTTTACTGATGGTGTTTGAACATTATTAAGATTAACCACCACTGTATCAACATTTGCATTTACGTCCGTCAAAGTAAACGCAACAGTCTCACCATCGCCTCTAAGTCTATCGTCCACATTTTGTTCTGATTGAATGTTAAAAGATTCAAGTTGTGTGGTTGTTCCACTTTCTAAAATAATTGCATCATCGGTCAAACTAGAATCGTCCAGTGTCCCAGTCTCTAACTGGACACCACCACCAACCATACTTACAAAACCAGTGGCAGAACTTACATTAGTATCAGCAGAGTTTGCAGTGAAAGTTAGAACATCACCAACTTCATATTTTTGACCAACGTCATCTACTATAACTTCACTCACAGATCCTTCTGCGATACCATCAACTTTTATTTCACCAAAACCATTTCCGATATTTTCTAAGTCTATTTCTTCATTATCTGCGTGAAGTATACCATCATTGACTAGTGCAGTAGATGCAACGATTGCTTCAATGGTAAACGTAACATCAACATCTCTTGTCGTTGAGTTTGCGACTATTGTTTCCCCATCAACGAAAGTTCCTGTTATGTTTGCAATTCTAAATTCTGTAACAGATGTTGCAGCCTGCTGTAAAACAAGAGAGTCAACAACAACAGCTGTTGCGCCAGAGGTCTGGCCAGTTATAACTTGGTTGATTACCTCATCACCACTCACACCAGAACCAGCTGCGACTCTCATAATTGTTCGTTGTCTCCAATCACCATCAGAGAGTCTTAACATATATTCTGTGGGATAGAATATCTCAGCACTTTCGCCAAGTAACAATCTTATAAAAAGTTTGTGTCCTTCAGATGTGCCTTTCGCAGCATATAAGTCTTTAATATTTTTGATTAGATTTCTTTTTGACACACCAGACGCAAGTGTCTCTGGTATTGCAGTCATAAATGAATCACGCATTTGATCTAAGAAATCAAATAGTGTATTATCAACGTCTGCGTATTCTAATAACTGTTGAATAGTTTGTATCGGATTTGCACGATACTCTGTGACCACACCTTGAGCACCAGATGTTGCACCAGTTACAGTCTCACCAGTTTCAAAGAGTTGTTGTCCTGTGATAAAGAGTTGTGAGTTTCTAGAGTCCTCTACCAGAACAGTTGACGTTGCACCAGTTGTCCCACCAGTGATCGTTTCACCATTAATAAACTTCGCACCAGAACCAGATGCAGACTCTGTAACAATTCTGTCACCATCTGTCTCCTCTAAAATAAAAGCAGTTGTCCTAGTTTCTTGAATAACATAATCAATCTCACCAGAGATAGAAAGTTTACCCGCCTCTAAAAACTGAAAGTAATCTTTTACAAAATCTACGAATACTGGATGGTCTGCTTGAACAAAGTCAGGCACCTGTCCTTCTATAAGAGGAGAAAGTTTCTTCGTAAATTTTGATTTTAACTCAGACATTATTAATAAGCCGAACTCGTTGGTGTGGATGTTGTAGTCGTAACTGTTGTGGTTGTTGTCCCAGCAGATGTTGTCGTAGTTGTGTAACCCTTACCAGTTGTTGCAGTCGCATCAACACTTGATGTTATCGTGGTGTTTGCAAAATCAATTTCAAGTATTTGGTTTCTAACAGGAGTGATATCATTTGATCTAGGTAATGCAGTCACACGAATCTGTGACGATGATGCATCATCAACGAAACCAACACCAGTGATTGTTATTGAACCTATCGTTATTAAACCATTTGCATAGTCAACAGTTCCAGCATTTGAATTTGCATACGTTCTTGTGTTACCAACGAGACTGTATATTCTTAAATTACCAGAACCATCATCATCAAAAAAGTATTCTGTTGTGGTGACATTATTTAGAAAAAATCCAGTTGAAGAGATAACTCCACCACCAGCTTCATTGTACCCTGTCACTGGATTAAAGAACGCATTATTAAAATTAAGATTATAAGATGTTGCTGTTGATAGTGTTGGTGTAAACCTTTTTGCCATCGTCACAGTTGTGGTGTTGTTTAATATTGCAGCATCACTTTCATCAATCAACCTCAAAACTTTAGAGTGTCTAAATGGTCTGTTAAAACTTTGTAAATCAGAAGAGTTATAATTTTGTAATGTTGTGTTTACTAAACTTGCAAGTCCTTCACCAGTTGTTGTGGTGGATGAAGAGTCAAACATAAAAGTAACTCCTAAAATTATTTCAGTGGTATCTGCATCAACAATAACTGGTGTGACAGATGCAACCTTATACGGTGCTAAACCTTTTACCAAGTTATCTTTTTGCGTTACCGTCAAATCCACTCCAGTTGTGGACTTTACTGATATAAAAACTTTTCCATACTCAGGTGTAGAACTTACACCAGTGCTAGGATCAAAACTTCCATCCTCTCCACCCCATACTGAAACAGCCTGTGTATTTGCAAATAGTTTTTTAACGTAAACTTCATAGTCTGAAGTTGTAACTGCACGACCTTGTGCAGAATAATTTAGTGGTGCATTTAGTTTTATCGAATCAACCGACTCTGGTTCTGCACCACCAAATGCAGATGCCACAGTTGTAACAACGATATCACTCACACCATCAATGGTTGTCGGTGATGAAAAAAGTGAGACACCGTTTGCAGCACCTTTGTTTGTCACAACGTATTGCAGTTGAACTATATTTCCATCCTCTAGTGCTTTACTCACCACACCATCTCCAAAGTAAACCTCAAATCTACCCCTATCCACCTCTTGTAAATAGTAAACTGTTGATGACGCAGAGAGTTGTGTGATGTCCGTTGCTTTTGTATAAGTTATAGATGATGTATCTGTGGTTGATGTTTGAACCTTTACAGTGAGAGTGGTTGTATCTGCTCTTGGATCTGTAAGTATAAATTTTTGATCTGGGTTAGAGGTGTCCACAATAAACTTTCCTATTACATAAGTTCCCTCGTAAACATCAACACTGCCAAAATTAACAGAGTTTCCACTGTTAGATGCAGTTACATCAGATATTGTAACAAACTGATAATTAGTTCCATCTATCGTTGCAGTAAATGCTGTGCCTGCGTTCATGGTTTTTGTTGGATCGGTGGTAACTAAATTTACATTGATGGTTGCCTTTGGAGCTCTTGCAGACCTGACTTCATATCCTAATGCCTTTGCGTGTGACACTGCACTTGAACGTAAACTAGAACTGTCCAAGAACATTTCATTTGCAACCATGTTTGCGTTAAAGGCCATATAATGTGTATTGTACGCAAGTGTGTCCAGTAGAATATTCATACCAGAACCTTCAAAGTCATAGTCTTTGAACTTATCCTGTCCCTTTAGAAAAAATTTAAGATTGTCTTTTATGTTATCAAAGTCTAACTCTGTAACTCTTAATCTTGATTCATTTGTTGCCATTATCGTAATCTCTCTAACATAACTGATAGGTCTACTAACTCTGTTGGCTGATTTACGACATAAAATTCTATCGTGACTTCGTAACTATTCCTATCTAAAATTGGTTCTGCTCTCACTCCGACTAATCTTGCTCTTGGTTCAAAATTAAGTATTACATCCTCTATCTTTTTTGCAAGTATGATTGATGTTACTGGAGTCATATTTTCAAATAATATGTCTCTTACACCACTACCAATTTCTGGATGAAAAGGTTTCTCATAGTGATTGGTCAGTATAAGATTTCTGATAGATCTCTTTACTGCTTTAACATTTGTCAAATCTTGAATATCAGAATTAGAACTTTTCTTTCCAAAAAACAAATCTAAATCTACATATTCTTTTACAACACGATCACTATCATTTATAAGTTGTGCGTCATAAGTTGCCATTAATGGACTCCTAGTTTTATTTTATTTATAACGACTATCCTTTAAAATTGGGATCAATATTTTCTAAGTATGTGTACTTAATTGTTACAACATTCAAATCACTAATAGATGCAACTTTAAAAAATCGAGCAACATCTTTAGTTATAGCAATTTCATTTGTGTCACCAAGCACCACTGGTTTTATAGCTTTTGCAAGATCTCGATCCTGATCTGCAATATACAATACAGTAATTTTACTACCATCACTTTTATATTGTCTTGCAGTGACTGAATTAATTTTAAGTGGTTTTTGTTTAAGTTTAATTTTAGAAAAACTATCAACATCTTTATATCTTTTAAATGCCTTTGCCGATAAAACTTCTTTTAAGTTTTCTCTCTCAGTTGCAATCATAAATCTTTCAGTAATTTGACTTTGCCTACTGGTAAAACCATTTTCTGATAAAACTGTTTTTTCTGTTTTTGGTCTGGTGCGTGTTGTAAATCCGCCACCAGTGGTTTCAACTGTTGTCTGTACTTGTGTGGTTGTATTTCTATCTTCTGTTGTTGTAACCTTTACAGTTCTAGTTTTCTTTTCCTCTTGTGCAACAGTTGTTTCATCTGCCGTGGAACTTACAGAACTTGTATCTCTTTGTGGAGCAGTGATGGTTTTATATTTTAATGGGTCTTGAGCAATCTTATCAAATTCTGTCTGTGCAGACTCAAAGTCTGATTTCATTTGTGTTTTAAACTCCTCAGACTCTAGAGTTGCAAAAAGATTATCAAATGCTTTTTGAACATCATCAGTTGAGACACCAGCTGCGGTTTTATCATTTATTTGTTTTGATAAAGCTTGAACTTTTGCCTCAGCATTTTTTTCAACTGACTTTATATTTTTTGATATAATAGATAACTCTTCTTTTTCACCATCCTTATCTGCTTGTTTAACTGCGATAGGTTTTTCTTTTATAAGGTCAACGATATACCTGACTCTTATGATTTCAAAACTTTCAGTTGTAGTAATCGTTCTACCAGATTGTTTATAATTAGCACTACCAAAAAAACCTTCTCCAGATCTTTTACCAAAAACACTTACAATACTTTTTGGTGTGTCAGTAAGTGTGATTGATGTGCCAGTGCCTCTTTCTTCTTTTGTCTCTGTTGTTATACCAGTTCCACTATTTGCTGCTGGTATTTCTAGGTTGTTCACAGTATCACAAACATTACCACCACCAGCAAGTTTTGTCTCTGCTGATGCGATAAGACTGTCAAAGTCTATTCCCTTTTCCTCAAGAGTATTACCAAAGTCTAATTTTAAACTTGCGAGTTTTGCGTTGAAAGCAGTAATGCCTGCAGCAGTAGTTTTGTTTATATCATTAATTAAAGATGTTACCTCTGCTTGAAAATTTACTGCTGGTGCCTCTGGTAACTTTGCCTCCAGTTTATCAAATGCAGATGTCAATTCATCTAGTCCCTCTTCAAGTTCTGACTTGAGAGTGGACGCATCAACATCTATGTTAGATAATAGTTTATCCTTGAGTTCCTCTATCTTACTCAAAGAGTCATTTAGGTTTGGATTTGCACCGCAAAGATTTGGTATGTTTGGGTTTGCCATCTCTATCCTCCAGCAAAAACATTTGAAGAACCAGCTGCAACAGATGTGCAACCAGTAATACCATCACCGACTCTTCCACAACCTTTTCCATTTACAAAGACTGTGGTTGAACCAGTTGTAATCGGTGCAGCATGAGCAACACAAACCACTGGTGGTTTTAGATGACTCGTGTTGTTATCACCCTGTCTACTTATTCCAATACCATTTGCAAACACATCACCAGAACCAGCTGCTCTAGTCATACCAGAACAATGTGCTACATCTGCGTCACCTATTCTAGTTACTGCTGGCATTTATTCTCTCTCTTTTCATTAACTCTTGCAACTTATCATTAAAGGTTTCCATAAACTCGTGATCCTCATCCGTGTGTGGTTCTTCTGGAAAGTCTGGTTCAAACTTTATAACATGATCAAACTCCATAGGTATATCTTCATACTTTGTGTATGTTATAAGTTCGTTCTTCTCTCTTATGATAAATGTTCCGTTCATCTTAGTTCAAGTTAATCGTTGGTGCATCTGCGTCAATCTCAGTCCCAGCATTTAAGTCCATCAGAGTTCCAGCAGTGATATCTGTTTCAGTCGTTGAATCCATATCAATATCTGCCTCTGATTTTACAGTCATAGTTTCTACCGATTTAATATTTAGAGTTGTCCCTGATTTTGCAGAGAGGATTCCAGACTGTGTTTGCAAACTCATATTTGTTTTTGCAGCCATGTCAAAATTACCCTCTAGTGATGTTGCAAAGATATTACTACGAACAGAGATGTCAAGTGTTCCGTTGATCTGTCGTGTTTCATTTCCACCAACTATAATATCAACATCCTCTCCATGTCTACCTTTTGTATTGTTGGATATATTGTAAGAATGGTTTCCGAATATTTCTTCCTCTACGTTTCCACCGATCTCTCCAGCACCAACTTTAGTCCTCATGTTCTTGTGTATCTTTTTTGTGTAGTTCCCTTCAACCTCTAGGTGATAGTCTCCCTTGATAAGATGACGAACAGTCCCACCGATTGTTAAATTGACGTTACCACCAACATAAACATTTGAGTCCTTCATTATGATTTCAAAGTTATCACCAATTACTTTTGTGGTCTTTGTTCCGTCTGCAATTATCTCTTCGTATGAACCAGCAGTGTGATAACGCATCGTCCTCTCATTGCCTGGTGTATCGTCTACTTCTGTTAGATGACCAGACTCAGATTCAAAAACGTGGTTGTATGGATAGAGTCCTGCACGATAAAATCCATAGTCCTCACCATCTACATTATTATAATCAATATCTCGTGGATGAGGCTCATCAAAACTACCTCGTTCCTCTGCAACTGCCTCATCCGAAACTTCGGTAAGGTTTGGTTGTGTCGCAGTCTGAATACCAGTCTGTCTATTCTCTCTTAGTTTTATGAGTGCATCATGTTGCTCTGCACCTTCACCTTGTGCAAGTCTATTTGTATCTGGTTCACCTATGTCGTGTCCAGATGGCATATCATAATCATCACCATCAACTGGATATGGGCCATAGGTTGGAGTTCCAGCATAATCTGGTTGTTCACTAAAGGGACTTCGTGGATCATTAAATCCTTTTGTGGGATCTGCTGGATCTTGTGGGATGCCAGGCAGACTGCCCATAATCATAGGTTGTTGTTTTTCTTTTGCGTCTAAAAAGAAACCTATCACCCAACTTCCCTCTACGAGAAAAGATGGTGTATGACCTAAACCTTGCATGGATGGATCTGTCACTGGATGCATAACATGAGCCCATGGTAAGTCTGCCGTAGGTATATCGTTTAAATCTTCAGTATGAAAACCTAAGCAACGAACACGAACACGACCCAATGCATCTGGATCATTTCTATCTTCAACAACCCCAGTGAACCAAACAAAACCATCTTCACCCATGAAGTGCTTATAAACTTCTTGCATCAATAACTCCTTATAGAGTTATTTATAAAGAGTTATTTAAGTTTTTGATAGGATAGGTTTGGATGTTTTTTGTCTTTAACCCACTGGAGTTTTTTCTTTTTTGTAACCCAGTATTCTTCTAACTCGTAAACTAGTTCTTCTGAATATTGTAAAGCATCTTTTTTTAATTGATGTATTTTTTCTAGTGCGTCTTTCTTTTTCAAATCTTTGTGAAGAACTTGCTTACGGCAAATTCTATATTTGATCAATAGACATCTCCTTTACTTGGTTGGAATTTTTATTTATACAAGTAAAATTTTTGGCCTGCCCGGCAAGACTCGAACTTGCGACCTACGGTTTAGAAGACCGTTGCTCTAATCCAACTGAGCTACGGGCAGATTATTCTGATTCCAGTTTGATTGATAAGGGATGTTCCTCTTTTCTTGCGAGTTTCATTGCCTGTCTAAGTTTTGTTTCTGCGATTTCAAGAGGGTATATACCAGCAATACCTTTACCATTTTTGTGTATCTCTGTAGTGATAGCATCTGCCTCATCTATTGTTTTATTAAAAAACATTGTGAGTACACCAACCACAAATTCCATCGGTGTGTAATCATCATTTAATATGATAACCTTAAACCTTCTTGGTTTTTTTAATTCTTGTTTTTCCTTTGGTATAACAACTGCTATTATCTCACCATCATAACCATATGCTTTCATTCCATCATCTTCACTCATGTCTACCTCACACCAATATTTCCAGCAATCATAACTCTTGGTTCTTCACATTCACATCGTGGGACTTTATGATTCACCAGTGAAGAAAAAATAATCAAGTCCCCCTCTGTTGGTTCAAACTCTATGTTACCCTCTGTAAAGATTAGAGGAGAACTTCCGTTTGGTGCTTTGACATAGTAACACCAACTATAAAGACAAGGCCAGTGTGCGTGTTCATCTGTGTATTGACCTTTGGTATAAGATGCACCCCAACAAGAACGAGTATAGTAATCAATCTGACTAAAAGACTTTCGTATATCACTTGCAAGTTCTATTGCTTTGTTTGCAAGAGTATTCACCTCTTCGTGTTCTAAGTCAAGTCTCCAACCTGTCATGTTTGCTTTGACATTTGTTTCTTTGTTTTGCACATCACCTTTTGAAATGATAATGTCTGCAAGTTTATCATTGTCAAACTCTTTTAGGTTCACCCACAACATGGGTAGTTCCATGTTGAACTTATAGTATGTCGCACCACTCATATTTGTTTGACACCAATGTTTCCAGCAATCATAATTCGTTTCTCCTTACAAGTGCAAGGTGGTACACTGTGTCGTGCAAGAGATGAGAAGATAATCAAATCACCTTCCTCTGGTTCAAAACAAATGACTGGTTTGGTTTCTGGAAAGACAAGTGGACTTGAACCCTCTGGTGCTTTGACATAGTAACACCAACTCCACAGATAAGGCCAGTGATTGTGTTCCTTTGTTTCTTCACCCTCACCATAGATAGCAGCCCAACACTCTGATGTATAGAGTGGTGGTTTGGTTTTTGTAAGTTGACCAGCAATACTAATCACGATGTCTGCGAGTTGTTTGAAACCAGTATGAGTTTTGTGCATAGTCCAGTTTGTCATATCTGCTTTGACGTTAGTGGACTTCTGCATCTCATCACCAGTTTCAAGAATCATTCGTTCAAGATTCTCATGCAGAGTAAAGTCTGCATCTTCGTGTCGTGCGTTAGTAAGGTTTAGTATATTGGTTTCATATATCGGAAACCTCACATTAAAATCATAATACTTTGGGTGCATCTTCCTGATAACCTTTTTGATCCGTTCCACTTAGATAATGTAAAAATGTCCCTAATACATATTTTGGACTACCCTTCCTGACTGGATTACCTTTATGTAAGTAACACCAAGTGGTAGGGAACATCATAACAGCTCCTGTGGATACTTTACTCTTATAACCAAAATTAGGAACTGTTGTTTCACCACCTTCAAAATCATCGTTCAAGTAAGCCACCATTGAAACAAATCTTTTGGCATCATCTTTGTTAGTTACATCAGAGTGTAGATCATGTTGTTGGTTGTTGTCTGGTAAGTACCTTTTAATTCTAGGACTTTCATAACCAAGTTTTTTGGGCCATCCCTTTGTGATACCACAATCCTGTTTGTACATTTGAATTGCTTTGTTAATACCTGACATCGCATAACCGATAAGTTCTTTGAAGTCTTTGTGTTCTGTGAGATCTAATCTACCACAATTACAGGCAACACAAAATTTACTGCCATCAGGATTATAACACAAACTTGTTTTCATTATCTCTTCTTGATTTTCTCCCCATACTCTTTCATAAGTATGAATCAATGCCTCACAAACTCTAGGGTCTATGACATTCTTATATGTTCTTATGTAAGACTCAGTATAAGGTTTTTTGTTTCTTCTAGACATTACATTTTCACTTCAGTTGTTTTATCCTGTTGATGATAAGTGATTGCTCTTACTGTGTAGTCAATCGCAATTCGTTTTTCATCACACAGAATGTCATCTGCCCTGTGCGGAACTCTAGGGTCAAAGAAATAGAACGAGCCAGGTTTTGCATAGTAGGTCTTACCATTCCAAGTAAATCCACCACCCCACTCCTGTTTCCAGTCAGAGTTCAACACACCAAGAATCTTTACGACCTTCATGTTCTTCGGAACATCGTCCATGTGATCCGTGTGTGTATTATCTTCTCTATGTTTGTCTTTGATAGATGCACCAGCCCATAGAAGTTCTGGATAGACTTTACCTTGTAATCCTTTTTCATAGATGTTCAGAAACAGAGACATCGCAATACCAGCAAGACGTTCTACTTGTGGTGGTTGTTGCGTTCCATCAATCAGTGTAAGTTTAGGATGACGTTTACTAAAGTGTGCTCCCTTCGGATACTGCCAACTCCAGTTCTCTGACTCTTGCACTTGATACCGCACATACTCCAGAAACATCGGAGACACTGCGTCCTCTACGATTTGTACTTCATTCATTATCGGTTGATAGTCCATACATAAACTCCTTCTTTGCAGCTTCATCTAGTATTGCCATGACATCTTCAGTAAAGTATTTCTCTGGATTATTCATAATCGTTTTACCAAACTCTTTTGATCCATCTGGTAGTTCGTATCGTGTCGATACCTTTTTGAATACTTGATACTTTTCCGCCAGGTCTAATAGTCCATAGTATTTATCCAACCCTTTATCATAGGTCAGACGCACATCCACCATTTTGTTTTCTACCGTCAGTCGTGACTTGTAGTTTCGACAGTGAACGATATTACCTATCACATCAGTTCCGTCTTTCTCTTTCTTCTTTGACAGGAACACGATAGATGATGCTGCGTACTTCAATCCAGAACCACCACCCATTTCTTTTGTAGAGAACAGTCCCATAGATTCATAGGTGTGATTGGTCACGACAAGAGGAACACCAGCACGACCAAGTTTCAGTGTCAACACACGAAACGCAGCCTTGAGAACTTGTGCCCGTGTCATGTCACGAGTCTCTTTACCTTCACTTGTATCCTCGACTTCTTTTGTAGTAGATAACATACCAAGTGAATCAAGAAC